CCCACCGATCAGACCGTTCAAAACACGCACAACCTGACCAACGACGGTGATTACCCCACTAGCAATTTTGCCAACAATGTTAAACGCCCCACCCAAAACCGTGCCAATGACGGGTGCAAGGTATTTTGCAATGTAACTGCCCAACTGTGTGAACGCGCCCAAATTGTCCATGACCGCACCCTTGACCGAATTAAATGCCCCAAGCAGTCCGTTCCAAATTGGAAGAAAAATTGATTTTAAAGTATTTGCTACGTTTGCAATGTTGTTGCCTAACCCGCCGCTTTTGTCTGAAAATGCGTCGGATAGTTTTTGGACAACTGGCAAAACGTATTTTTCAAATGTAGGAAACAAAACGTTTAAAAGAAAATTGGTGAACTTCTCCACAATGGGAAGCAATGCAATGCCAACGCGTTCAGTGACTTGTTGAAATCCAACCTTCATTTTGTCGGTTGCGTTGGCCGTTGCCAGCGCAGTGCCGCCAACCTGAGTTTCAATTGCTTTTAAAATGTCGGCTTGCGCTTCGCCGATTCTGTTTGATTCGACCAAAACTTTTATTCGGTCTTTTTCCGCTGCCGTAAAAGTCACGCCTGATTTGGCAAGTGATGTCAAACCCTTAATTGGGTCGTTAAGTGCTTTACCTAATTGCACCGCATTTGTTTCGGCAGCACCAAAACCAGCACTTGCAAGGTCAATCGCCGCTTGCGTAGCACGATCAAACTGACCGCCGACTTCATTTGCCGTTGCCGCCAATTCTTTGAATGTCAATAGTTTGGCCTGCGTGGCCTTGATTGAATTGGTGTCAATGCCTGTGGCGCGTGCAGTTTCCTCGGCGTATTTGATCAACCGTTCGCTGACCACATTGACGCTATCGCCAAACAACCCCATTGAAGTGTTGATCTGTTCAATGCGGGCGTTGGCAGTTGCGGCGGCTTCACCTGCAACAATTGCGTCTTTTGCAAACTTAACTGCAAACGCGGTTGCTGCAACACCTGCGGCCAAAAACGCCGCACCTGCTAATTTGCCAAATTTGGTGATTTTGTCGCCAAAGGTTTGCACGTCTTTTGTGCCTGAATTAAGGCCTTTTGTTAGATTATTGACGTCGGCCAAAATGGAAAGTTTGAGCGTGCGTGACCCAGCCATTAGTCGAACTTCTTTACTATGTCAGAAAAACCCGATTCCCAACGCGAAATGATTTCAGGCTGAACCGCGCGCAAAGTTGGGTAAATGAACCAACCACGAGAACCACGACCTTCACGACCTGACCACACTGGAAATTGCTTATAGCGGTTTGAACCAAATTCATACCCGCCCCACAATTGTTGAGTTGTGCCGCCGCCGCTTAACTTTTGACCAGCAAAACCAAACGAAATCTCACCAATTTTTGAAGATTTGGAAACCTTTGAACCTTCAGCAATTTTGGGTGCTACCTTGTTTTTTGTGGTTCGTGTAGCGGTAATAATTTTGCCGCGCACATAATCGGCCAGGGCTGATGACTTCTCTTTTGCCTGTGAAATGGCTTCGTCGTCCATTGCTTTGAATGAACGGGTAATGGCACGCAACTCCGCTTTGTCATAACTGATTGGGTCACTAGCCATTTGCCCGCCCTTCCATAATTTCAATTGCCGTCAAAATGTCTTCTGCGGTTTCAAACTCAGATTTGGGAAGTCCCGTGGCAATTGCCAATTCCCAAATGGTTCGACTTAGGCTTCCGACTGCGTGGCTTTTGGGTTTTCGTCACCGACGATCACTTCAGCAATGGTTTCCGTCCACGCTTCAATTGGCTTGATTGGCTTGCCCCCTGCCTCACGTTTCATGGCGTGATAGGCAAGAAAAACCAAATCCGAAATGCCAATGTTGGCTTGCGCCTGGCTGATCGTTTTACCGTGCTTTTGTTCCCATTTGACCCACTCAGGCGGTGCGGCAACATAAGTTGCCTGCACCCCGTCGTTGTATTCAATTGTGATTGGTAGTTTCATTTTTTCTCCCGATTGTTAGTTTTTAACTGAATGTTTCGGTTGGTGTTCCAACCACTACAAATGATAGATCAACGGTTTGCGCGTCAGGTGCTGCCCCGCCGACCGCTGGAAATACTGGCATGACGTTGAATGCAAAAACTGCACCAGTCACGGCAGTCAGTGAAACCGCCAATGTTGTGTTTGGGTCTGAATCACAGGCAGTCCACAACGCTTCACACAATGATGAGGCTGCGCCCCAGTCTGCCAGCATTGACACGTCAAATGTCCACTGGTCGTCAATGTGCTTATAAGCCTTACCGTCAAGCGTTTGGTACGTTTCCACGGTTGGTGAATTGGCAAGTGTTGCGCTGGTCGCCTGCGCGTCGTAATTGGTGGAAGCAATAGTCACGACTAAATCGCGACCAGTTATGATTGTCGTTGGCATTTTGTCCCCTATGTTGTCTGTGTGTAATACGTTGAAACGTTGATGTCCGCAACCAACATGGGCGATTGACCCACTTCAAGAACCGTCGGCTTTTCGATCTGTCCAACAACGTATCCTGCGGGCATTGCCGCAAGAATTCCCATGATGAGTTGTTCCAGGTTATCCAGTGAACCTGCGTTGCTATTGGAAGCAACAATGGCGGTGATTGCAAAATTAATTTTTACCTGTGTTTTTGCCTTGCCTATCAAAACAACTTCCATAAACGGCGAATCGGGCACAATGACTATTGCTGGTGGGATTGGCGATTCGGGAACGGACGCGTAGCAGGTGGCAGATAGTGCCGTGAAGGCGTTTGCTAAGGCTGCGCGTGTTTCGGCAATTGAGTTGGCTGGCACTTACTGTACGACCGTTTCAACGTCCAGGTATGGCATAAGCAATGTGGAAACGCGGTTGGTAAGGCTGCGCCCCATGCGATACGGGGTTGCAGTAAAATCGACACCTTCAATCTGACCGCCTGCCGCAACGCGTGACTGGAAAACTTCAACGCTAACTGCCAAAACGGCTGATTCGATTGGTGCGCTTGTTGCATAAAGATCGGCGGCTGAATAGCCTGCAAGAGTTGCCGTGCCTGTTGGAATGATCTCGCGCAATGTGACATTTGTTGAAGTCAATGCAGCGGTGAACGAATAAGGCGTCACGGTAACAACTGTGTGTGTTGCGGTAAAGGGTGCAGGCAGACCAGTCACAATGACGGATTGACCTGCAACAAAATGGTGGTTGCGCTCGGTGTAAAAATACGCAACGTTTGATTCTAATTTGTAAGATTGAATTGCTGAAGTGTTTGCGACCAGCATAGGCAAAATAACCGCTTCGGCGGTGTTGATGATTTCGTCTAGGTAACTGTCTGAATAAAGTGAAACGGACACGCCAAGCACCGTACGCAATTGGCTTGCAGTGACAATGACTGGCATGTCCGTTTCCTTTCGATCGACTGCGGCGAGATCGGGAGAACCCGCCGCATGTTTAGTGTGTGGCTTTTACGCCTTGTTGTTTTGGAATGCACCAGCCGCAATTTTGCTAGCCACTGCACCGAACGAATACACGCCCACTGTGATTGAACCGTCGGCGGTTGATTCTGCACGCAACTGGTATGAAGTGCCTTCGTACCATGTGTATGCGTCAGGGTTGACAACTAGAATTGTTCCGTCGCCGTCGCCTGCATTTGTTGGGTCAACGTACAAATTCAACCCCGCTACGTTTCCAGTCAAACTTGTTGGTATTGCAACACCTGGCTGGTTGCTAGGTTGTGAAACGGCTGAATAAATTGGTCGTCCAGCGTCATTCAGTGTCATGAGATTTGACCACTGACCTGTTGAAACGATCATGTTGCGTGCAAATGGATTTGCAAGACCTGCGGTTGCACCATAAACGCTTGCAGCACCGCGATCGACAATTCCAAGCAATTCAGCCGCAGTTGGGTATGTTGCAACTGTTGTTGCGTCCACTGTTGCGCCTGCAATTAGTTGAGCGTTGACATAAGAATTTTGTGCCTTAGCCATTGCCGCGACCATGTTACGTAACAACTCGTCATAAAAGAGAGGGCTAGTCCTGGTCAACAACTCCACCGAAAATTTCTGACTGCCCGCAAATTTTTGTACACTTACGCTTGTGAACGCAGAATTTTGATCTGTTTCGCTAAACGCTGCGTCTTCGGCTACAACTGCAACCGTTGGTGCAACTGTGATTTTTGGAATTTCAAAAGTCATACCCGCGTCAGGCAATGCACCGCGAGAGATCGCGTCAATGCTAGGGCGAATTGTTGTTGATAGTCCGTTGATAACTTCAGCCAATTGGCGTGTGGGTACAAGGCCTGCATTGTCTGTAGTGTTATCGGCGGCTAAAACGTACTGGCGCGCAGTTTCGTCACCTGTTGCAGCAAGAACCTTATTTTCAAGATACTTTGCAGCGGTGATTTCAATGCGTGGTGTTGCTTTCCAACCACCAACTGCATTTGCAGTTGCGGTGATTGACTGGGCGGCTTCAACCGTTTCGGCGGTTGCAGCGTCTTTGACGGTGTCTTCCACTTCGTCTTCTCCTTCTGTTGGTTGTGGTGCTTCAGGTTCAATTGTTGAATCTGAAATTTGTTCATCTTCGGTTGCGGCTACCGATTCAACGCGCGCTGATCTGATCGCAGGTTCGCTAGTTAATGCAACACCTGTCAACTCACCAGCAAGAATGCGAACCGTTCCGTCCTTTAAAGTTTCGTATTCGTCAAATGAAACTTCAACACTAAATCCGTCGCGCAAACCTTCCTGCGCTTCAACCAATGCGTCATTGCCCGCAGTTGTTTCCGCAATTTTGAATGTTGCGTCGATACCTTGATCAGTTGATTCAATCGAAAGTGTTTTGCCAATACGACGCGTGCGGTCATGTTCCAGGTTGAGCAAAACTGGCGTTGCTTGAATTGAATTTGCCGCAAATTGAACCTTGCCAATTGACGCGTTGCCAGTTTCCTCAAACGTCACAATGCGGCCGGTGATTGTGCGACTGTTTGAATCTGCCGCCGTTATTTGCATAGGTGTAATTACTTTTTTCATAGCAGCATGTCTTCTTCCTCGCGTATTTCTTCGATCGACATTGCGCCGATACGATTTAAGATTTCATAAACCTGCGCGCGCTCGTAAGGGTTGCCACGCAAGAAGTCGTCAAGATTAAACGAAACGCGATTTCCCGCTGGGGTAAAATCCGCAAAACTCAAACGTTGCTCAATAATTGACATGTAATTTCTAAATGCAAAATCAACAAGGTCGCGTCGCTTATCAAGTGCATTTGCGTAAGTAAATGATGACTGTTGCGAATCGGTAAAATAGGCAGGTAATCCTGACGCGCGTGACAATTCTAAACTGACGTAATTTCTCGCTTCATTAAGTTGCAAATTCTTTGGGTCATACCCCAATGTTTCCAACGTGACGTCCGCATTTAAAAATGCCGTGGAACGCGACGCTCTCGCCGATTTCCAGGCACTAAGCAATTTTGAAACACGATCGGCTGGCAATGATGTGCCATTTGATTTCAAAACCATTTGTGGAATTGGCTCAACCGCAAAATTCATTGCGGCCTTTTCCAATGCAGCAGCGGCACGAATTGTGCGACCGCCACGCGATAACAAACCTTCTTGTTGTCCGGCGAATACGACCAAATTTGTTGCATCAACATAGGAACCGTCAATTTGATATGACGTGATTTCTGTTCCAAGCAAATTTGTTTGAATTGTT